ACGGTGGCCCTGTGGGCGTGAAAATGGCAAAGGGTGGCTTTAAAAAGAAAACACCAATATACTAGGATGAATTATGGCAACCTCAGGCACAACAACATTTGATCTTGATATAGATGATATTATTCAAGAAGCATATGAAAGAACAGGAGCCCGTACAAACAGCGGGTATGATTTAAAATCGGCAAGGCGAAGTTTAAATATTCTTTTCAGCGAATGGGGAAACCGAGGTGTTCATTTATGGAAGGTCGCCCTCCAAGAGCAATTACTAACAGCGGGGACTCAGACATACACAGCACCGACAAACGCCAACGACATTCTAGAAGCTTACATAAGCACGACTACTGGCACAACATCGTCTACCAACGATGTGAGTTTAACAAAGATTAGTCGTAGTGAATATGCGGCATTACCTAATAAAGGTTCTACTGGTCAACCTTCACAATATTATGTTGATAGACAAACAACACCTACAATAACTTTGTATCAAACTCCTGATGCTTCAACCTATACATACTTAAAATTTTATTACTTAAAAAGAATAGAAGATGCGGGTGCCTATACCAATCAAAGTGATGTTGTGTTTCGTTTTATTCCGTGTATGGTAGCAGGTCTGGCTTATTACCTATCTATGAAATATAATCCACAAGTGGTGCAACAAAATAAATTAATTTATGAGGATGAATTATCTAGAGCCCTAAATGAAGATGGACAAAGAACATCTGTATATATAACCCCACAAACTTATTTCCCACAAGGAGTGTAACATGAAAAATATGAGATTTAAAAAAATGGCTAATGGAGGGTATTTAACAGCTTTGGAAAAAGCCAATCCAGAATTAGCATCAACTATTAAAAATTATAGACAAAGATTGACTGATGCGGAAAGACCTACGTTTGATAGAAGAGCAAATATGCAATTAGCAGCCACACAAAATATGCCAAGGGCAGAGCGCGCTGCTTATATTAGTTCAATAGAAAAACAATTTGCAAAACCTTCTGATGCACAGTTTGAAAAAATTAGAACTGATCTTAAAAGTAAAACTTTTAGACCTCAATATAGATTTGCTATGGCTGAACCTACCTCAAAAAAAACAGGGTTTTATAGGGACTTTTCTCCAGAAATAAAAAAATTAGAAGACGAAATGAGTAAATTAACTCTAACTGAATCAAGACAGAGAACAAGACCTAAATATGAATACGTCCAAACTTCAGGAGTTGGTCCAGGACCTACAACTACAAAAATAGAAACTGTTTACGAATTGCCAAAGGGTTCCAGAGAGGTACAGGGGGGTATATATCAACCTAGATATTTTTCAGACCCAACTGGTAAAGGTCAATATAGACCTGTAGGTCAAGAAAAATATACAGAAACTACAACAAGAGCGCAAAAAGCAGGTGATCCTCAATTTGACAAAAAAGCCAGTGAAATAGCAAGATTGCAAAAAAGAATGCAGGCAAGTGCTTTTGCACCAACTTATTCTGTACCTAAATTAACAAGTGAAAATATTTATCAACAACTTGGAATGGCGAAAGATGGTGGTTTAAAAGAAGATATCAAAAAAATTAAAAGTAAAAAATTTAGTCTTGGTGGAAAAGCGGCCATAAGAGGAACAAAATTTAAAGGAGTATTTTAGTGGCTTATGCTAGAGGTAAATATGCCAAAGCTATTTCTGATAGATCTGGAATGGAGTTTCCTTATAACGAAATGGTAAAAGAATGGAATGGATCTTTAGTTCACAGATCTGAATTTGAGGCAAAACATCCTCAAATACGAAAAAAACACATTAGAGCAGATGCAATAGCCTTAGCTAATGCGAGACCTTTACACACTTCTCCCACGATCGTTGATTTAGATGCTAATGCTTTTTTTTCGCCAGATCCTGACACTTTAGTGCCACCACGAACCCCTGATGAAGAAAACAGAAAGAGAAATCTATCTGTTTCAATAGGCTCTGTTGTTGTAATTGGAGATGCAGTTGGTGTTACAGTTTTTGCGGTAACAGTTGTAAGTACAGATAGTGGTAATAAATATGTAATTGATGGTGTACAACAGGCAACTTTAAATTTTACAAGAGGATCCACTTATCGGTTTTCACAAAGTGATAGCACTAATGGTGGTCATCCCCTAAGACTAAGCACAACTAGTAATGGTACTCATGCAGGAGGTAGTGCTTATACGGACGGAGTTACTACTTCTGGAGTTCCGGGTACAGATGGATATACACAAATCACAGTTGCATCTGATGCTCCAGATACATTATATTATTATTGTTCCGTGCATTCAGCGATGGGCGGTCAGATAAATATTACAGGATAAAATATGGCAATAACACATTCAAATTTTTTGACACAAGTACGAAATTACACAGAAGTTGACAGCAATGTCTTTACTGATGCGCTTTTAGATGAATTTATAAGAAACGTTGAATTAAATATTGCTAGTAAGGTTGATTATGACGATTTGAGAAAATATGCAACAACTTCCACAATAGCCTCTCAAAGATATTTAAGTATGCCTTCAGATCTTATTTACTTACGTTCTGTGCAAGTAACTAATTCTGGTGTGAGAGATTTTTTAGAAAAAAGAGATACAAGTTTTATATCAGAGTTTAATCCAAGTGAGACTACAGGAGTTCCTAAATATTATGCAAATTGGGATGATCAAAACATTGTTTTAGCTCCAACACCCAACTCAGCTTATACTATACAGATTAATTATATTATTGATCCTCCACATTTTACATCTACAAATTCAACATTTTTATCTACTTATCAAGATCAATTACTATTGTATGGGGTGTTAGCAGAATGCTTTTCGTATTTAAAAGGCCCTATGGATATGTACAAAGTGTATTTAGATAAGTATAATGAAAGCACTGAGGGGTTTATGTCCCAACAAATGGGTAATAGAAGAAGAGGACAATATGAGGACGGAGTTTTAAGAGTCCCATTGAAATCAACTTCACCTTAATTAAGGAGAAAATATTATGGCAATAACAACAAGTGTAATATGTAATTCTTTTAAAAAAGAACTTTTTGAAGGAACTCATAATTTTAAACAATCTGGTGGAAATAGTTTTAAGCTAGCTTTATACACAAGTAGTGCAACTTTAGGTAAGTCTACTACTAGTTTTACTTCAGACAACCAAGTATCAAACTCAGGTCAATATGCAAGTGGGGGTGGAGCACTTACAAATGGTGGTACATCTTTATCTACTAACACTGCAATTGTAGATTTTGCTGATAGATCGTTTACAGGTGTTACTTTAACAGCTAGAGGAGCTCTTATATACAACGATACAGCTACAGGAGATCCTGCTGTTTGTGTTTTAGATTTTGGTGGTGATAAAACTGCAACATCAGGAACGTTTACAATTCAGTTTCCTGCATTTACTGCTAGTGCTGCTATATTAAGAGTTACATAGGTTGAAATATGTCCAATGGATGGGGACAGCTTACCTGGGGTGAAGGTCTTTGGGGTCAACAAGGTGATCAAATTGTTGCACTTTCAGGTCTTAATCTAACTTTATCTTTAGGAGGTTTTACTCAAACTAACATTGTAGAAGTTTCAGGTTTATCTAGTTCTCTATCTTTAGGTTCAATTACAAGTTTTACAGATGTAAGTATAAGTCAAAGTGGTTTAAGTTCTACTTTAGGTTTTGGTAGTATTACTTTTAGTAATACAAGTGTAGAGTCTCCTAGTGGTTTGTCACAAACTCTATCACTAGGTACTGGGTTTTCTACCTTTGCTGATGTAGAAATGCAAGTAACAGGTTTTGATTTAACTTCATCCCTTGGCAGTATTAATTTAATAAATTGGGAAGAGGTTGATTTAGGCACATCTGTTACATGGACAGAGGTTGATAGAGCAGCATAAATGATTTATAATACGAATTTAAGGAACAAATAATGGCATCAACATACTCGACAAGTTTAAAATTAGAATTACAAGCGACTGGCGAAAATGCCGGAACTTGGGGTGATAAAACAAATACCAATTTACAATTAGTTGAACAAGCTGTAGGTGGATACGAAGAGGTATCTATTGCAGGTGGGGCTGGTACTACCGCATTAACTATGTCTGATGGTGCAGCTTCTAATGCACGAAATATGGTTGTTAAACTAACGGGCACAATTACAGGAAATAGGATTGTTACTGTTCCTGATAGTATTGAAAAATTTTATATTGTTTCAAATGGCACTTCAGGTTCTTTTACAGTGCAATTCAAAACAGCAAGTGGCACAGGTTATACTTTTGTCGCTGCAGATAAATCAGTAAGAGTTTTGTTTGCAGATGGTACAAATATAGTTGATACTGGAATTATTAATACATCTTCAACTGACACACTAACAAATAAAACTTTGACAAGTCCAACTATAAATGGAGCAACAACTACAGGTAGTATTACCAATTCTGCTACAATCGCAGGTGGTACTGTTAGTGCTGTAACTTTGACAAAACCAAAAATTGCAGATGCTGGATTTATTGCTGATGCAAATGGTAACGAACAAATTATTTTTCAAACAACTGCAAGTGCAGTAAATGAATTAGAAGTTACTAATGCAGCCACGGGTAATGATGTAGGACTCGCAGTAACAGGTGGTGATACAAATGTTGGTTTAGCTTTTACAGCAAAAGGTGCGGGACGATTTAAATTTAATGATGCAGCTTACATTCCTGAACAAACACTTACAGACGGCACAAATATAGATTGGGATGTACAAGCACAACCAGTTGCTAAAGTTACATTAGGTGGCAATAGAACATTGAACAATGCAACTAATGGTGTCACAGGGCAGTTTGTAAGCCTCTTGATAGTTCAAGATGGTACTGGATCGAGAACTTTATCGTTTGCATCTAATTATGAATTTGCATCAGATACAGCTCCTACTTTAACGACAACTGCAAGTAAGGGTGATTTTTTTGTATTTTATTATAATGGATCAAAATTTGTTGAGGTTGGTAGAAACCTTGCATTGACATTGAGTTAGGAGAAATTATGTGGGCGTTAGTAAAAGCAAATCAAGTTATAAAAATTCTAAATGGCAATCAGGGTTTTGAACACAACGACATAAAACACCCTGCTAATATTTTTAAAAATTGGAGTGATAAAGAAAAAGAAGCTATCGGTTTATACCCAGTGCAGAATGATGATTCAAATTTTAAAAACCCCTTATTCTATAAAAACAGAGGTGAGTCTTTTCAATTTGATGCGACTAAGAAGGTTGTAAAAAAAGTTTGGAAAACAGCAGAAGAACATGAAATGGAAGACAAAACAAATGAACATGGTTTTGTTGTTGAGGGTTTAAAAACAAAAAAAATAAATGAAGTGAATCAACAAGCTTTTGATATTTTAAAGTCCACAGATTGGATGGTAATTAAAGCTAGTGAAGTTTCAGATTATTCTGTGCCAGACAATGTTTCTAAATTTAGAACTGCAGTGCGAGCAAAATCAAACGATATGGTCACAAGAATTAAAGCAACAAAAGATGTAAGAATTTTAGAAACTTTATATTTATACACAAACACAGGAACAGAATCTAAACCTGTTATGACTAGACCTTTAGGGGAGTTTCCAAAGCTGGAGGATTTCTAGATGCCTCTAATTATTCCAGGAAACCGTCTGGCATCCACAGGATTCACTATAGACCAATCTGCTCGTTATGATCAAACTGTTAGTGCATATTTACAAAATCCTAATAGTAATGCAGGAGATAGTCAAAAAAAATTTACTTTTTCTACATGGTTTAAAAGAGGTGCTTTAGGTGAGAATATGTATTTTTTTCAGTATGTATATTCTTACAATGCTGATTTAAATTCTCTTTATTTTGACACAAATGACAAATTAAATTGGATTGATAAAAGTGGTAGTTCTACTCAAATGAATTTAATAACTAATAGAGTATTTAGAGACCCTTCTGCATTTTATCATATTGTGGTTGTATGGGATACAGCACAGGCAGTTTCGAGTGAAAGAGCAAAAATATATATTAATGGAGTCTTAGAAACCTCTTTTAGCACACAAACTTATCCAAGTTTAAATGCGGATTCAGGTGGTGCTCAGAGGTCTGGGTCTAATATGAGGTTAGCTGCACAAGCTAGTAGTTCAGGGATTGGGAACTATTTTGATGGTTATTTAGCAGAGACACATTATTCTGATAATTATGCTTATGAATCATCTAATTATGGAGAATTTAGTAATGGTATTTGGATTCCAAAAGAAGTAGATATAAGTTATGGAAGTGCTGGTTTTTATTTTAATTATGCTAATGCTTCTAATTTAGCTGCTAATACCAAAGGAAAAGGTAATTGGGTTATTGGAACAGATCAAGGCACAGGACTTGCAGCACATGACCAGATGCTTGATACACCCACAAATAATTTTTGTGTAATGAGTCCTATTGATTTTACCTACAACACACTTAGAAATGGTAACTTAGAAACTATCGGTGGTAATAACAACAAAGGTGGTAGAGGCACTATGGGATTTACCAGTGGTAAATTTTATTGGGAAATGTTAGCTACAACAGTGTCTGATGGATATCCTGGTAGTGGTGTAGTATATGACGAATATGCATCTACTATGCCTACTGCATATGCAGGAGGTGGCACTAATCATGGTGCGGGTGCTTCACATAATCAGGCTAATTGGTATAAACAAAGTACTTCAGGAACAGCTTATGGTAGTACAGCTTCAAGTGGTGATATATTACAATATGCATTAGATAGAGATAATAACAAAATATATTGGGGTGTTAATGGTACATATAGAAACAGTGGAGATCCTGCAGGAGGCACCGGAGCAGTAGCTTCTAGTTTAACACATTATGGTGCATGGATGCCTTTTGTAAATCATGGTTCAAATGCGGGCACTTCAGCATCCACATTTAATTTTGGGCAAGACGGAACTTTTGCTGGAGCAAAAACTGCTCAAGGTAACAGTGACGGAAACAACATTGGTAATTTTTATTATAGTCCACCAAGTGGATTTTTAGCTTTATGCACTAAGAATTTAGGGAGTTAGTATTATGGCAGCACCAACAATAATAAAGGGCGAAGAGCAATTCTTCAATATTGTTTACGAGGGTAATGGAACAGGACAAAAGGTCGGTTTATTCGTGCCTTTTACTGATAGTGGAACTATCGCTAATAGTTGTATATTTAATGTTGCAGATAGTCCAAATTTAAATCGAACCATAAGTTCTGGTAGTCAGAGACGAATATTTACTGTCAGTTTTTGGGTAAAACTTGGTGCTGGTGGTACATTAGGAACAAATATATTTTTTGAGTGTCGTCAACCAAGTAACAGTGAAAACCTTTATTTTGGACTTATGGATAATGGAAAAATGGCTTTTCAAGCATTAAACTCTAGTGGAAACCACGTTTTGACACAGCACTCTGAAAGGGCTTTTAAAGACACTACAAAATGGTATCATTTTATGGCTGCAGTAGATACCACACAAGCAACCACCACAGATAGACTTAAGATGTATGTTGATGGTGATCTAATAACTGATTTAAGTTATTCAAACTATGACGGAGGTCAAAATTATGATTTACCTTTTGGTAATGATAATTCAACTATGTACATAGGTGAAGCAAATGCTAGTAGCTATTACATGGATGGTTATTTAGCTGAATTTAACATCGTAGATGGTACAGCTCTAACACCAGCCACTTTTGGCTTGACTGATACAAGCACGGGGCGTTGGGTGCCCAAAGCATTAACAGGTATTACTTATGGTTCAAATGGAGCACGATTTCAATTTGGATCGTCAAGTAATTTAGGAGATGACACTAGTGGACAAAACAATGATTTTTCAGTAGTAAATTTAACAGCTAGTGATCAAACCACCGATAGTCCTACGCAAGCTCATGCGAATATTAGTATTAATACAGCATCTAATTCTTCTATGACCTTTGCTGAAGGTAATCTTAAAGTAGAAATGAACAATGTATATCCCGGAAATGTTTTAGGCACACTTGGTGCAAGTTCAGGTAAATATTATTGGGAAGTAACATTAGGAGGTAGTGGTTCATCCGCAAATGGTTACGCTACTGGTGTAGCAGTTGCTGAATGGTCTAAAGTAAATACTGACCCCGGAAGTACAGCTAGTCCGTTTTCGAGTTACATAGATAGTCGTGGTAATTACTTTCACAATGCTTCTTATTATAGCAGTTCTACAACTTTTACAAGTGGTGACGTTATTAGCATTGCGTTAAATTTAGATGATAATGAAATTAGTTATTATAAAAACAATACCATTATTGGTTCTGCACAACCTTTAGTTGAAGGTCAGACTTATTTTCCTTTTTTTAAAAATTCATCAAGTGCTGCTGATCTACACTACACCCCTAATTTTGGTCAAAAATCTTGGAACTACACTCCACCAACAGGCTTTGTAGCTTTACAGCAAGACAACCTCCCAACCACAGATAGAGGTGTAAGTGGATTAGCGTGGATTAAAGATAGGGATGGTGGCTCTGCTAATCATGGACTGTATGATTCATCAAGAGGACCTTTTTTTGAACTAAGATCAAATGCAACAAGTGCTAATCCAGAAAAAGCTCAAGGGGTGTCCAAATTTTTAAAAGGTGGTGTAGCTGTTGGCGATAAAGCTAATTTAAATGCTAGTGGTAATTCCAACGTGGCTTGGAACTGGGTGGCAAATGCAGGAACGACTGCAAGTAATTCTGATGGTGCAACTTCCTCAACTGTTCAAGCAAACACAACTGCTGGTTTTTCAATAGTACAATATACTGGAACTGGTGGAGCAACTTCAGTTGGACATGGGTTGTCCGCTGCACCAGAATGGATGTTATTTAAAGATTTAGGAAATGCAACTAATTGGAGAGTTTATCATACAAGTATGGGAGGTATAACAAAATATATGTTATTAAATTCTAATGCTGCTGTAGCAACTGCATCTATGTGGGGTTCTCCTACAGCTTCAGCTTTTATAATTGGTGGTACTGGTTATGAGGTAAATGAAAGTGGTAATAATTATATAGCCTATTGTTGGCATGGAGTAGAGGGATTTAGCCGATTCGGCCGCTACGGTGGAAATGGTAGTACAAACGGTGCATTTGTGTATACAGGATTTCAGCCGGCTTGGGTAATGTTTAAACAAACAGACGCAACAGCCGATTGGTTTATTTTTGATGCAGCAAGAGGTAAAGTAAACGGGCAAGTGTACAGAATAAAAGCAAATACAACAGAAGCTGAAGATAGCAGTAATGTGATGGATCTTTTAAGTAATGGGTTTAAGTTAAGAAATGCTGGTGGTGATAAAAATGGTTCTGGTAACACATATATTTATATGGCCTTTGCCAGCCGCCCTTTCGTTGGGGACGGAACAAACCCTTTGACTGCGAGGTAAAATGCCCTTAATACGCATACCATTTAAAGGTGGTTTTAATAAACAAATAACACAAAGTGAAGCAGCAAATCAATGGACAGATGGTGACTTTGTTCGTTTTCGTTATGGTGAACCTGAAAAAATTGGTGGGTGGCAACAAGCTGTAGCAACTACTTTACCTGGTGTTGCTCGTGCTACACACATATGGACAGATAAAAATGGCACCGAATACATAGCTATTGGCACCAGTAAAGGTTTATTTATTTTTTATGGTTCGGCTATGTATGATATCAGCCCTTTGGAGACTGCTATAACAGGATTAACATTTACCTCAACTAATGGATCAGCGACAGTAACTGTAAATAAAAGTTCGCATGCTTTAACAGCTGGTGAGTTTGTTGAATTTTCATCTGTTACCATGCCAGGTAGTGGTACAGGATTTACTGCAGCTAATTTTACAGACAATCCTTTTCAAGTAATTACAGCATCTACAAACAGTTTTACAATTACAATGCCTTCAAATGAATCAGGTTCAGGAATGACTGCCGCAGGATCTGGTTCTGTGCAAGCATATGTTCCTGTTGGTGCAGCTACCCAAACACTAGGTTTTGGTTGGGGCACAGGAACTTGGAGTGGTTCTAATGGTTGGGGTTCTGCAACTGCTGCCTCTGCTACAAGTTTAGAGCCCGGTAATTGGTCATTAGATAATTATGGAACAATATTAATAGCAACAATTAAAAATGGTGCTTCTTTTGAATGGAATCCAACTAGTGGTGTTACCACAAGAGCAAGTGCTGTCACAACAAATCCAACAGCTAGTGTAATGACAATTGTATCGGATACTGATAGACACTTAATTCATCTTGGTACAGAGACAACAATAGGTAATATTAGCACACAAGATAAAATGTTTATTCGTTTTTCTGATCAAGAAGATAGAACTGATTATGTGCCTGTATCGACAAATACAGCAGGTACATTTCAACTAGACAGTGGTTCAAAAATAGTTTGTGCAGCAAGAGGTAAAGATTACATTTTTATTGTTACAGATACTTCAGCTTATATTATGCAGTTTGTTGGTCCACCTTTCACTTTCTCTATTAGACAAGTTGGTTCAAACTGTGGAGCTATGTCACAACATTCATTGGTGCATGTGGATGGTATAATGTACTGGATGGGTAAGTCTGGTGGTTTTTATGCTTACGATGGTGGTTCTGTAAAAAAAATAAATTGCACTGTAGAAGATTTTGTATTTACCACTCAAACAGATGATGATTTAGGATTTAATTTTGGTCAAAGTGAACAAGTGTTTGCAGGATATAATACTTTATTTACAGAAATAAATTGGTTTTATTGCAAAAGTGGATCTACTCAAATAGATCGTTGTGTAACTTTAAATTATAGAGAGGCCTTATGGACAACAAGTTCTTTAGCACGAACTGCCTATAGCGATAAATATGTTTTAGATAATCCATATGCAACAGAATACAATGCAACGGGTTTACCTTCTTTAACTATAAATGGAATTACTAATGAATTTGGAGCAGCCACTCTTTACAAACATGAGGTCGGTAACAACCAATTAGATATATTAGGTAATAAAACATCTATAAATGCCTTTATAGAATCAGGTGATTTTGAAATGCCAATAGAAGGTAGTGCAGGAGAGTTTTTTGTTAAGATGAGAAGATTTATACCTGACTTTGGAAAACTTGATGGTAATGCTCAAATTACTATAAACTTAAAAAACTTTCCGTCAGAAACAGAAGCATCCTCGCCCCTTGGACCTTTTACAGTTACGTCAAGTACAAAAAAGATTGACACAAGGGCACGAGGTAGATTAGCATCATTAAAGGTAGAAAATACAGCAACCGATGAATCATGGAGATTTGGTGCATTTAGAGCAGATGTGCAACCTGATGGTAGAAGATAATGACTAGAAAAGATCCAAAAGTAGGTACAGGTAAAAAACCAAAAGGTAGTGGAAGACGTTTATATACAGACGAAAACCCAAAGGACACAGTAAGTATTAAATTTGCTACACCTGCTGACGCAAGAAAAACTGTTGCTAAAGTAAAAAAAATTAAAAAACCTTATGCACGAAAGATTCAGATATTAACGGTTATGGAGCAACGCGCAAAAGTTATGGGTAAAACACAAGTTGTTAGCATAGCAAAAAAAGCAAAAGAAGCTTTGAAGAGAGGGAGAAAAGTTGGCTAAAATAAATATACTTATCCCTGAATTAAATGATGATTATGTGGTGCAAAACCAAAGACAAATAACTTATGGTATTGAGACATTAGTAAATCAATTAAACTTTGCTTATCAAAATGATTTAAAAAATGAACAAGATGCCTTCAATTTTTTTATGAGCTGATGACGATACAATATAAAAATCAAGGATTTTCACTTACCACTACAGGCACAACTAGTGTGCTGACAGCACCCGTTAATGGTCGTTGTCTAGTCAAACAAATACAGGCTCATAATGGTTCAAGTGGTTCTGCAGTTAATCTAGCAACTCAAGTAACAGACACAAGCGCATCAGCAACATTTAGAATTGACAATGCAGCCATAGCAGCAAATACCACACGACAAATTATTTCACAGACACTTGTATTAGAAGAAGGTGATATTTTAAAAATGACAGCGGGCACTGCTAATGAAATACAAGGTATAGTGTCATACGCACTTCTAGATAGGTCACAAGAGAATGGATAATCTATTGGACATATTGTGTTTTTTTTTGTAAGTTTAGAACATGAAAGTAATTCATTGTAAGTCAGAAACTAAAATTTTAAATAAAAAAACTGGTAAGGTTTATGCCACAGAAGATGATGCACAAAAAGACATTAACGACTCCACAACGACTACAACGGAAGGTGACATACAAAGGGACGTTAATATTATCGTCCCTGAGCTACCAATGGAGGGAGATACGAATTGAAACCGCGTGGAGGGACTGAGCTTCAACAAGGGTTTTTAGAAGAATATGTTGATAAAAACCTTTTAGATAAGTTTGCCATCTGCACTTCAGTTCCAGAAAAAATACCTATTTCTAAAAAAAAGATTAATATTCTCTGGCAAAAAAATGCTCCTAACCAACCCAACATAGAGCCTTGGTTTAAAAATAAAAACAATCACAAAAAGTATGACTGGTATGTATTTAATTCTAGTTGGAACTACGAAAAATATAGATATATGTTTGATGTTCCTACAGAAAAATGTCATGTAATAAAAAATGGTGTAACAGAATTTCCTCCTCATAAACGATATAAAAAAAATGACACTCTGCGCCTAATATTTCATCCTACACCATGGAGAGGTTTAAATGTTTTGTTAGCTGCCATGCAATTGTTAGAAAAAGAAAATATAGAATTAGATGTATATAGTAGTTGTGAAATATATGGCACACAATTTCAAAGAGATAATGATGATAGTTATCAAGATTTATATGATCAAGCAAAACAACTACCTAACGTAAACTATTTAGGATATAGGCCTAATGATTTTATTTTACAAAAGTTACCATATTATCACATGTTTGCGTATCCAAGTATTTGGGAAGAAACATCTTGTATTTCTTTGTTAGAATGTATGGCAGCAGGTTTATATTGCATTGTAACAAATTATGGAGCTCTGTATGAAACAGGAGCCGAGTTTCCTGTATATGTCAATTATGAGACTAATTTAAATAACTTGGCTCATCAATTTGCTGAAGGTATTAAAATTTGCCGGGACACGCTCCACGAACCAGAAATACAGGTCCACTTACAAGAACAACAAAAGTATGTTAAGCGATTTTTCTCTTGGGAAAAAAAGAGCAAAGAGTGGACTAATTTTTTGTATGGTGTTTTAGATGCAAAATACTAAACCTATCTGGTTAAAAAAAGAAAGACCTATAAGTTTGTTTGTGGCTACTCCTGTACATAGTGATGTTTCAATGCATTATGCACAAACTATGTTAGAACTGCAAAAAGAGTGCATGAAACGAAATATCAAAGTTATGTTTCAAATGATGAAATCTAGTTTAGTTACACAAGGTAGAAATTTATGTACAAGTTATTTTTTAAACACAGATTTCACACACATGCTTTTCGTTGATTCTGATATTGCATTTAAAGCAGACAGTATATTTAGATTATTAGAACTTGATAAAGAAATAATATCAATTCCTTATCCTATGAAAACAGCTCAGTGGGATACATTAATGACAAAAATAAAAGGTGGGTTTGTAAAAACTGCAGATCAATGTGAACATCATGTTTTACAGTACCCCTTATTAATAAAAGATGATAATCAAAATATTAAAATCAACAAAGGTGTAATTGAGGCCACTCATTGTCCCACAGGATGTATGTTAATAAGACGTGATGTGTTTTATAAACTAATTAAAGCATACCCTAATAAAGAGATTAAACAAAAAACTACAATCGATGGAAAATATATGGATCGTCCACACTTTTATAATTTTTTTGATACATTTTATGATCCAAAAACAAAACGATATTTCGGAGAAGACTTTGCTTTTTGTAAATTATGGTCTGATATTGGTGGTAAATTATATTGTTACATTATGAGTTATATAAGTCATGTTGGAGAATATCAATATACAGGTCGTTTATATGATGAGATGCACGACCAAGGTGTTGAAAGTCCTGCAAAATCAGAGTAAACTAGAATTTAGTAATTACTAAAGGATTTTTTATGATGAAATGGATTACCAAGTTAATCCCCAAGTTTATCAAAACTTGGTTTGCAAACTTATTATACGATGATTTGGCAGCTAAAGGTATTTATGGTGATACTGAATTAGCTTTTCTAACACCTTATGATCAAAGGCTTTTGCTTAGTTTTGGTGGTTCAGGTAGTATTAATCCACATACAGGTTTAAAACAATACAATCCGTTGCTTATTGGTTTAGCAGTTGGAGCGGCTGGTC